CGCGAGTTAGAGACACGCGAACAGGAAAAGCGGTCAACGGCTACACTAACGGCTGGCGATGAGTATATTGCCCTGCCGACAGATATGCGTGAGGTGCGTGAGGTTAAGTTAAACACCACGCCAATTACCGTTCTTAGCTATCACAGCCCAGTGTCTCTAGACACGAGTTACCCTGATTCTTCTACTGGCAAGCCTCTGGGCTTCAGCATCATTGGGCGCGAGATGAAACTGCGTCCGATCCCAGACAGTGCATATACGGCAGAAATCGTGTATATTGGGTCGTTAACGGCAATCAGCGATAGCAACACACCAACGCTATTCCTGAGATCGCCTGACTTGTATTTGTACGGTGCATTGGCAGAAGCCTATGCGTATTTGCTCGATGAGCAGAGAGCCGCACAGTATGATCAGAAGTTCAGCCGTGGTATGGAAGAAGTTAAGGTTGATGAGCAGAGGGCGCATTATGGGACAGGCTCACTGCACATCAAGTCTATTTACAGCAAGCAAAATGCGAGTATGGAGTAACCTATGAGCGCAATGTCAGACTATCTTGAGAATAAGGTGCTTGACCACATTCTCGCCACAACTAGCTATACAGCACCAGCCACGGTGTATGTTGGCCTGTCAACTGGCTCATTTGCTGACGACAACTCCGGCACAGAATTGTCCGGCTCTGGTTATGCTAGAGTAGCGGCAAGTTTTGGTGCGGCATCATCCGGCACAGCCAGCAACGATGCGGCGATTGAGTTTTCTGCCGCGACTGGTGACTGGGGTACGGTCAGCCATTTCGGCATCTTTGACGCAAGCACCACTGGCAATCTCTTGATTCATGGATCGTTCACAGCGTCTAAGGTTATTGCTACTGGTGACATTCTACGGATTCAGACAGGCGATTTAGACGTATCAGCCGATTAAGGGGTAATCATGGCTACCCTTGAGCAATTAGATAGCTGGGGAACGCTAGAAGCCTTAGACACCTTTGGCAATCTTGAGCAGTTAGATGCGCTTGATTTTACGGACGCCACTGCATCAGCTTCACTTTCCGCAAGCGTCATTACCTTAGCCACAAAAGTAAGGACAGCCTTATCTGCTGTCAGTCTTGCGGCAACATCATCATTTACTGGCACTAGGGTAAGGACTGATAGTGCGACTGTCACAGGCGTGGCCTCTCTGTCTGCGACTATCACACAGATTAGGCAGTTAGCGGCATCAGTATCAATGGCGGTAACAGAAACCACTGCCGCCACAAGAGTGCCAACAGTTTCATCTAGTGTAATATCTGTTATAACAACCGTATCCGGCGTTAATGTCGTTCTTAGGGTCAGTGCTAGTGTAAATACACAGGCAACAGCGCAAAGCGGCTCTAACGCGACATATGCGCCATTAAGTGCTATAAACATAGCGGTGACACAAGACACCACTGCCAAGATTATTGGCGAGGACTGGTCAGACAGTGCTGTCGGCTCAGAGACATGGACTGACAGCGTATCTGATGATGAGGTTTGGAGCGACATTGCTGACGGTGTTGAAACATGGTCAGATATTGCTATTGGCAGTGAGGTTTGGTCTAATGCGTCTGTTGGCAATGAGGTTTGGTTAGTACAATGATTACATTCGGCGAATGGCTACCTGATCAGCCAGATATGAACAATGCTGTTGTGACGGCTAACAACGTCATTCCTGCGGCTAACGGCTATCGTAGCTTTAACTCATTTGCTGAGTATTCTGGCGCGGCTAGTGACACGCTTCTGGGCATTTATTCCGCTAAAGAGGATGATGGCGACATTAAGGTGTTTGCTGGCGATACTGCGCGGCTGTATGAATTGAACCCATCAACAACAGGTCTTGATGACATATCAGGCGGCACTTATAGCCTGACTGGTTCAGAGCGTTGGCGTTTTGTGCAGTTTGGCAATCAGGTCATCGCATCTGGTGGCACTGGCGAGTATTTACAGGAATACACGCTAGGAACATCCACGCAGTTTGCAACATTATCAACAGATGCACCAAAGGCTGATTTTGTCGCTGTTGTGCGTGATTTTATCTGGACAGCTAATATTGATGAAGGCTCTGGACGCAAGCCTTACCGTGTCAAGTGGTCTGGCTTCAACAGTGCAACTGACTGGACGTCTGGCACAAACCAGTCTGACTTTCAGGACATCCCCGATGCAGGTGACATAACTGGTATTGTCGGCGGTGAATACTGTACCATTCTGATGGAAAAGGCTATTGTTCGCGCCACATACTCCGGCTTGCCGTTAGTGTTCCAGTTTGACAAGGTTGAGACACAGCGCGGATGTAAGATATCTGGGTCAGTGTGTAATGTCGGCAGTTTGGTTTTCTACTACTCTGACGCAGGGTTCTTTGCGTTTGATGGACAGAAATCAACCGCCATTGGGTCAGAAAAGGTTGACGAGTTTTTTGTCTCTGATGCGAACCCAGCGCAATATAACAGAATGACTAGCGTTGCTGACCCTGTTAAACAGTTGGCTATGTGGGCATATGTCTCTAACAGCAACACAGGAACTACACCCGACAAGATTTTGGTCTATAACTACGCTTTGAACAGATGGTCTTTAATCGAGCAAAATGTTGATTTGTTGTCGGCGTTCTTCAGCACCGCATACACACTTGATGGGCTTGATAACATTAGTTCGTCACTAGATGATTTGCCAGCCTCGCTTGATAGTGGGTTTTATCAGGGCGGTCAGTTTTTACTAGGTGGCGCATTAGGCTCTAAAATATACACCTTCTCAGGCTCTAAGTTAGAGGGAACGATTGAGACTGGCGAGTTACCGTTGACCAAAGGCAAACACGCTATTGTGACTAGGATTTACCCATACCACGAGAATGGCACTACCACGCTTGAGGTTGGCACAAGAAACACGCCAACGGATAGCGTTACATTTACCAGCGCAGTGTCTATGAATGATGATGGTTATATGCCATTCCGCGCACAGGGGCGTTATCATCGCGTCAGGATGAACATCACAGGTGAGTGGAGCTTGGCACAGGGCATTGATGTTGAGGCTAGAGAGATCGGGCGCAGATAATGACAATAGCGCAGAGAACCACAAATTTTCGCACACTTAATCCGATCAATGCAACTACACGCGAAATTGCAGAAATCGTGAACCGAACAATCGAAGGCGGCCTTAATAGTGTTGGCTATGTGACATTCCCATCCACCTCAACCCAAATTACAGTTGATGAGCCACGCTATACTATACAGAGCCTTGTTTTCTTCACAGGAGTTAATCATAATCCTTGGCATCATAACCCCTATATTGACGGCAGTAGCACGAATGGCACAATGGTTATAAACTATGACAATTCAGGACACGATGCAGACTTTGCATACCTCATTATTGGATGAGTGGGAGCGATGCCAGCACTGGATAGAGGCGGCACTACCATATGCAAGTAATAGCCACGGTATAAACGATGTGTGGCTGGCGGTACAGAATGGCAAGGCACAGTTTTTTCCTAGACAAAAGTGTGCTATTGTAACGGAGATCGTTGACTATCCACGCCGATCTGTTTGCCGTATATGGTTAGCTGGCGGTGATCTGGATGAGTTAATTGATGCCGAAAAAGACATTGCTCAGTGGGCTAGATCAATCGGCTGTTCAGGTATGGAAATTATCGGTCGTAAAGGCTGGCAACGCAAGCTAACGGACTATCAACCCAAGTCCACTGTTTTTGTAAGGGAACTATGATATGAGTAAGGGTGGCGGTTCAACCAGAACCATTACACAGCAAACAGCCGCACCAGAGTATGCACAGCCGTTTCTAAAGTATGGCTTGTCAGAGGCACAGCGTCTGTATGAATCACCAACACCGCAATATTACCCAGAAAGCACTGTTGTCGGCTTTTCACCAGAAACGGAGATGGCTCTATCAAGTGCTAGGCAAAGAGCTATTTCTGGCAGTCCACTAATCGGACAGGCGCAACAAGCCTATCAAACTGCCGCAATGGGCGGTATGCAAAATTTAGCCTTACCCTATGCACAACGCCTAGCTGGTGGGGTTGATTTTTCCAGACCGATGTCGGCGTTTGAGAGTGCGGCAATGGGTGGCTATACTAGTGAGGCGTTGCCTTTAGCTAGGCAGTTGTCTGGCGGCATAAGTTTATCTGAGCCTATCGAAATGACACGCAGGACTGCGGCTGGGGAGTTTCTTGGGGGAACTCCACAAAGAGATTTAGCCATTGAGAGAGCTTTAAGACCAGTTCAAGAGCGTTTAGAGGGGCAACTTTCTCAAGCTGGTAGATATGGCTCTGGCTATGGTCAACAGGCTATGGCTCGTGAATTAGGAGGAATTGCGGCTGATATTGCTTATTCAGACTATCAGAGAGAAAGAGCAAATCAACTTGCCGCACAGCAGAACCTAGCGGCATTGCAACAAGCCCAGTACGGCTCTGCCATGCAGGGTCTAGGTGCGTTATCAGGCGAATCTGCCGCAGATATTCAGAGGCGACTTGCCGCACAACAGCAAATTGCACAGTTGCAAGAAGCTGGTTTTCAGACTGGTCTTAGCGGTCTTGGCGCACTTGGCGGTCTTTCTAGTGAGGCTATTAACAGACAGTTACAAGCGGCTGGACAATTACCTCAACTTTCCGAGCTTGATTATCTTGGGGCGCAACGTCTTAGCGAGGTTGGCGCGGCTCGTGAGGCACAGGCTGGCGCAGAACTCGCGGCAAATATCGAGCGTTTCCAGTTTGAGCAAGCAAGGCCATATCAGAAACTTGGCGATTATTTGCAGATGGTTCAGGGCGGTTCTGGCGCATTGGGCGGTCAGACAATCACGCCACAATATGTAAATCGTGCGGCTGGCGCACTTAGTGGTGCTTTAGGGGCGACAACTGCGGCGGCTAACTTTTTGCCAGCAGGGGCAGGTTTCGGCGCATACGCACCATTCGCTATCGGCGGCGGTTTATTAGGGATGATGGGCTAATGGCTAACGGATATCAGTTTCCTTATGGGTTTCGGCAGGGTAACACGCTAACGGCGCAAAGACCTACTGCCACAAGTTTTTTTCAGGCGGCTCAACAGGGTAGATTTGGATTGCCTAAGCCATTCGAGCCGCAATCGTCTATACTTGCGCCAACTATGGCGGCTATTGCGTCAAGAACTACACAGCCACTATCGACACCAACGAGTGTTGCGATGCCAACTGCACCATTGGCGCGATCTCAGTTTTTGCAGGAACGGCAGGGCGTTCCATTACCACGCCCACGGCCTGAAGGTATGCCACCTAGCGGATTGGATCAGTTGCGAGCCGCACAGCTACGGATGCCAGCAAAAGGTAGTCCTGAGTTAGCTGGGTTAAGTGCGGCGGCGGCAACTGGATTGCAGTTGTCAGGCTATCAAGACAGGCCGTTAACCACTGGTCAGATTGTCGGCTCTATGCTTGGCACTTATAACGAGGCACAACAAGCGGCGGCACAGCGTCAGGCGGCTGAACAACAACAAGCGATAGCTAACCAGCTTGCTTATTTGCAGTTGCAACAACAAATGATGCCAGACCCGTCTAAATATCGCCAAATGGCAATAGACGCTGGATTTAATCCCGATACACCAGAGGGGATTGAGTATATTAAGCAGTTACAGAAAGCAACTGGCGGTGTAAGTGTTACTGTCGGCGGTGATGCACCTGTTGAATACGGCAGAGAGCAGATGGCAAAACTGGACTACACTAAACTTAGCGATTGGCGCAGTCAGGTAGGCCAAAGCAATGAGGTCTACCAAATTTATGGTCAAATGGAAGACCTTTTGGAAAACGGATTGCAGACAGGTCGCGGTGCTGAAGCCTTGTTAGGGATCAGGCAAATTGGCGCGGCATTTAATATGCTTACACCAGAAGAAGAAAAGCAATTAACTGATATGGAACTTTTCCAGAAATTAGTTAATAGAGCTACTCCATTGATGCGCCCAGTCGGTTCAGGTGCGACATCTGATATGGAAATTGATATGTTCAAAAGCGCAATAGCCAATATGCAGTCAAGACCTGAGACAAACCTTCTTTTGGTTAAGGGCGCAAGGCAGATTCAAGAATACAACCAACGACAGCTTACATACTTTGAAAATTATTACCTTGGCACTGATGATTCTAGTCAACCTAGATATAACTTAGTTGGCGCGGTGCAAGCATTTAACGAGTCTGGTGACACACCGTTTTTCTCAGCCAGTGATGACCAAGGATTATACCAACTTGTTGCGGATGGTAGGGTTAAAGAAGGTGATGTCTTTAAGAATATGCAAAACGGCGGCTATCAGATAATGACATCTCAATTAATGTCAGGCTTGGAGTCAACTTATGGCCAATAATACATCCCTCATGGCAGACGCTTATTTAGAGCAATTTTTACCTAAAGATCGCACCATAATGGGTGAATATATTGATCTTGGAAGAATGGCAATGCAGGGTCTAACATTTGGCGCAGGAGATGAAATTGAAGCAAGTATTCGATCGCTAACTGAAGGGCGTCCATACGCTGAAGTGCGTAAAGAGATTGGTAAGTTATTAGAAAGAAAACGCAAACAAATGCCACTAGGATCATTTGGCGCGGAACTGGTTGGTGGGGCTTTCACTGGCGGTTTAGGTATGGGCAAGACGCTTCTATCCACTGCGTTAAAATCTGCTGGACTTGGTTCATTATATGGATATATGGGGGCAGAAACTGATCGTGAGCTTTCTGAGGCATTAATCCAGCCAGAAAGATTACCATCGGCAATCGGCAGTGGATTGATTTCCTCTGGCCTTGGCACTGGGCTACAAGCTATTTTACCAACCCCATCACCACAAGCCGCAGGGCTTATAGAAAAAGGTGTGCCATTAACGGCTGGTCAAGCGTTTGGCAAAAAAAGCGTTTTAGGCAAACTTGAAAATATTATTGAAAATACATTACCTGTTGCTGGGCAAAGTGTAGGTCGCGCCAGAATGAAGGCAATGGAAGGCTTTAATCGTGCTGTTTTAGATGAGGTTTTTGCTCCTGCTGGGATAAAAATGTCGGCTAACAAAACAGGCTCGGAGCTTTTTGATGAGGCCGTTAAGAACTATACAAAAATATGGGATGACGCCTTAGAGGGCGTGGTTATTACAAACCCACAAGCCATGGCTGAGATTGATGGTCTTGAAAGACTCATATTGGAAAAATACAAGGGGTTAGAGAAAACTGACTTCCTTACTCAGCAATTACAATTAATG